TATCTAGTAGTTAACGACACAACAACAGGTGAAGTAGATAGTTTTGTAAAAACAGATGCTGCTGGTATTATTGATGCACAAGGATATGCACTTAACAACAATACTGTACTAACACGAATTGGGTCTGCTGCAACTGGCATACTTACACTTCTATCAATACAGGGCGGCAAGAGCATACAAGCATCAGGTGGACTAACAGATATTACTACACCTGCAAATGATAGACCGGCATACACAACTGTATTTGGTAACCTAAATGTAGGAAACTTAACAGATCCAGACGGCGATGATGATGGCAGTGATCCAGATCAGTTTGATAGAAGCACATTACATGCGGCTGCTGACGCAGCATTTGATATAACTCAAATCAATCCAGCTGGCACAACAGTAACACCGTTTGTAGCATCACAATGGACTTATACTAACTTCATTGAAGCACAAAACGAAAAAGGTGATACATCAGCAGGTATTGCGATAGGTGCATACAGTGGTAAAGCAGTCGCTGGTGATGTTGCTATTATTGTATCAAACGGCACTACGCAAAAAGCTATAACTTTTGGTATGCGAGATACTACAGGCAACGGTACTGTTGATACACTTGCAATTACACCAGAAGACGACGACAGTGTTAATTTAGGTGATGCGAACTTAAAATTCAAAAATGGTTACTTTAAAGATGTTGTCATTGATACAAGTTTAACTGTAGGTAGCATTGACACAGATGCTATTTCGAGTGTTACTGCAGATACTGATCTAACACTAACTGCAAACGGAACAGGTAAAGTTTATATAGACGATACGCTTGAATGGACTGGAACGGCCACAGGCAGTATTACTGGTAATGCTGGATCGGTTAGTAATGGAGTTTACACAATAGGCAATCAAAGTATTGCTGGATTAAAAACATTCACTGGTGGCGTAACTATAGAAGCTACTGATACACTTACAGTAAGAACTATATCAACAGGAGCTGCAGCAACAACAGGTACTATTACAGGTGACTGGAGTTTGTCAAGTGGTTCTAAACTACAATCAACCTACGCTGACTTGGCTGAGATGTATTCAGCAGACACAGAGTATGAAGTTGGTACTGTATTAGTATTTGGTGGTGACAGTGAAGTTACTACAACAAACATACACCTTGATCATAGAGTTGCTGGTGTTGTAAGTGCTGAGCCAGCGTTTGTTATGAACCAAGATTGTCCAGGCATTGCAACATGTATTGCACTACAAGGGCGTGTACCTTGTAAGGTAATTGGTAAAGTAGCAAAAGGCGACTTACTTGTATCAAGTGGGTTAAGAGGATATGCTGTTGTTAATAACACGCCAACTGTTGGTACTGTTATTGGTAAGGCTGTAGGCACCAAAGACGATGCTGGAGAAGGCATTGTTGAAGTAGTAGTAGGAAGAACATAATGGCAAAACGTCCACAAGGAAAAAGTGTCACAAACGAAAATGGAAGACGGTTAACAGTTATCGCCAATCGTGGTCCAAGGTTACAAGTAAAGATCAAAGGAGATCCTAAAGACACTATTGATCAATCACTTAAAAATATTAGGCGATAAATATAGTAAATAGGATAAGAAACAATGGCCAATAGATTTCCACTAGTAGTAGATACAACAGCAGGTAACCAGTTTAGAGAATTACCGGATGGTGATAATCTACTACTGACAAACAGTAGCATTGTAAATGCTCTTGATATAACAGCATTAGGAACAGTTACAGCATCGCAATTAGTTGTAGATGGGACTGTGTTTAGAAACGATTACACTGACTTACAAAACAAGCCAGTAATTCCTACATCAATACTACAACTAGGTATAGGTGACGGTGCAACTGGTCAGTTCTTAACAACCAACGGAACAGGTACAATTAGTTTTCAAAACTTGCCTGTCCAGACACCAACGTTAGGCGGAGCATTATCAGGTACAACAGCTGCAGCATTAATTAATGCAAACACAATAGGCATTAGTCAATTAGATGTTGATGATGGTACAATTGGTCAGGTACTTGCAACAGACGGTTCGGGTAACTTACAGTTCCTTACTATCTCCGGTGGTGGTGGTGGCGGTGGTGCAAGTAACTTTGTTGACTTAGGTGGACAAATTGCACTTAGTCAAATTGATGATGACTTTATTACTCCTGAAAAACTTAACGACAATAGCCAAACACCAACAGCAGGACAATACTTAACAGTAAGTGCTGGCGGTGATTTTGAATACTTAGATTTACCTATAACAAATCCACAATGGGATGATGTACAAAACAAACCAACAATACCTGCAACACTAACAGACTTAGGCATTACTGATGGCGATGCTGGCGATCTTCTTAAAACAGACGGCGCTGGAAACTTTAGTTTTACAACATTTGATAGTATTGAAAATATAGAGTTTAGTGGAACAACAATTAGAACTGTACAAGACAATAGTAATATTGCACTTGATCCAAAAGGCAACGGCTACGTTAATATTGTAGGCACAAACGCTGTAGTGCTTCCGGCAGGAACAACAGCTGAACGTTCGCCCAATGTAGCTGGTGCAATGCGCCTAAACAGTACACTAGGTATTTTTGAAGGATATGATGGAAATAACTGGAACGGACTAGGTGGCGTAAGATCAGTAGATGGACTAACATATGTTAGTGCAGAAACTACTCCTGGTGCTAGTGACGATACAATTACATTTGTTACTAATGACCAAACAAGTGCAACGCTTACAGAAACTAAATTAGAATTAAATCAAGCTGTTGGTTTAAAAATTAAGAGTACACAAACTGCATTAGACTTTGAAACAGGTGCATTAAGTGTTGATGGTGGCGTTAGTATTAAAGGCAACTTGATTGTCAGTGGTGCAATATCAGTTAACGAAGAATTTAATACAAGTGTAAAGTTTGACGGTACTACATTAACAGATACTTCAACTAATCAAATTACTGTTAATCCAGCAGACATTGACTTTTTAGCAACGTCAATGAAACTAAGAATATTTGGTGCTAGTTCAGATAATATTGATCAAGACCAAAGTAACTTAGGTGTACAAGTAAGTAGGGTTGGATTTGCTACACCAGATGCAAGTGGCAACGAAGTAACATTTAGTTATCGTGTTGCACAAATGGATCAAAACTCAGGTAAAATAAGTGCTGTAACAAGTGCTGTAGATGTTACTATTGAACCAGACGAAATAACAGATTTTAACAACAATAAAAATATTCAAGTTGTTGTAAGTAGAGTCTCTTCATCACACAACATACTAGTTTATAGAAAAGTAGGTGCTGAAGTTGATTATACACTACATACAGTATTAGGACCAAAAGAATTAGGCAATGCATTAAGTAATATTGTTTATACTGACTATTATGACTTTGCTGTAACACCGTGGAGTAAAAAATCAGTACAAGGTATGTACACAGCAACTAGCGGACTAGTACATGTTCCACTTGTTGCACCAGGTACTCCAAAACTAGGATTTATAGATACATCAATAACAAATATAAACACAGATACAAATGTGATTACTACAGCAACTAGTTACTTTGCAGATCAATCAACTGTTGAAGTAGTTGTTGACGATACTATTGCTGTACAAACAGCAATTGATGCAGCTAAAGCACAGAATAGAAATAGTTTATCATTAGAAAATAGAACATACTTTATACAACGATTAGAAATACCAGATGGGTTTACACTTAAAGGTAGCGGTGATCAAACAAGATTAATAAAACAATACTGGTCAACAGATACATCAACTGGCGATAATAACTTTATAAGACCAAAGCCTGGTTATGCATCATATAGTAACATTACTATTAGAGATTTACGTATAGACGGTAATGCACAGAACCAATACTTAACAACAGACACAACAACACTATATTTGAACTATGCTGTTTACCTTTATGGTAATGATATACTATTTGAAAACGTAGAGTTAGATAATGTTATTGGAGGCGGCATATATGCATACGATGCATCAATTACACAAAACTTAACAATTCTAAACAGTGAAATAACAGGTGGTGGATTAACTTATAGTTATGATTGGAATCCATTATATGCAGACGAGTGCAGAACTATTAAAATTGCACACAACACATTTAGAGATTATCCTGGGCCAGTAAGTATTAGTGCTGTACAAAAGGGTATTGTATCACCTAACATTGTTGATAACTGTGGCGAAGGCATATTTGCTTACGGTGCAACAAAGATTGTACTTTCACCAAACGTATTACTAGGACCAGCTGGTGAGTTTATTGCTAATCCAGATGTATTGAATTCAGAATTTGATAGTGTAAATATAAACATAGAAAGCGGAATTGATTTTAATAGTCCTCAATTTGTGTATCAAGAAAATGGCGACTTTTTTGACTTTACAGCAAATCAAGGACAGTTAACAGGAATAATAAACGAGTTGACAAAAACAAACAATGTTGAAGAACTTTCAACAGATTACAGCGAAACACTTGGTGGTGATGATTACATAGCATTTACCAACGATGGTGATGTAAATGGGGCTTTTGCATTCCGTATTGTAGCATCAAGGGTTAGTGACTTACTTAGTAGAGCAAGTTATACACAACTAGTTGCAAATAATGCTAACTCACAAGGATTAGTATATAGAATTGTTGCAACAGAATATGTACCACAGAAAACTATTAATGGAAATGGGAATCAGATAGCAGGTAGTCATTACGAAGTTCCTGTAACTGATACGGCTGGACTAAACTTAGAAGATATAGTAAGATTAGTTGGCCATAATACAACTCCTCCAACGGGAGGAATCAATGGAACGATAAAAACAATAAATACGATAAGCAATACTATTGGTATTGATTTGGGTGATGGGTTTGGTGATATTACTGTAATAGGTAACGCTGGACAAGTAGCATTACAAAACAATTTCGTAGTAGCCAAAGGGAAAATTAACTAATGTCAAGTTTAAACAATATTAACAACAATGCTTCGGTCGTAAACGTAGGTAGAACTACTCCAGTTACACCCGGCGCACAACCGGCTGCAAACAGTATTCCTGTTGTAGTTGCTACAGACCAAACAGCGATACCAGTCGTTGAGCAAAATAAGATACAATCGGAAGTTGCACTTTCACTACTAGGTATACCTAGATCAGAAGTTGCACTAGGTATATTTGCTGACGTTAACACATACGATGTTAACCCAAGTGAGTGGTCTAGTGTACCAGCAGATTATTCGGAAGTAGGCAATGCAGATACACAGTATACAGGAGTAGGCGGCGCCCAAGCATGGGGTATTTTACACTTACCTGAAGAGTCGGGTGCTAAAGTTACAGCACCAGCAGATGAAACAGCGATATTAACAAGTAAAAGATTTTTTAGATATCAACCAGGACGTGTTTCAGCAGCTACGTTTGGTATTAAGAGTTCGTTTGCATCTGGCAACGTAGTAGGTGCAGGACAAAGAGAACCAACAAGAAACCCAGACGTTAAAAAGTATGGTATCTTTGATAAGTTTGACGGATACTATTGGGAAACAAGAGACACTGGACAAGGCGATCAGTTTGCTGTTGTAAGACGTACACAATCTATTATCAGAAAGAACCCTTTGAAATTTGGTAATAGTTCAGGACAACAATTAGAAGATCACGCACTAGGCGGCAAGGCCCCTGGTACAGCTGAAAGTACGTATAATGCTTACCCAACAGCAACAAAGTACTTAACAGAAAACAAATTTGACATTATTGATAAAAGTGTAATTAGTAACACGGCTGTAAAATGCCAAAGAGATTTAGGTTACTTCTTAGATGCTATTGGTACAGACATTACACTAGGAACAAACTACGGTTCAACATTCCAAGGTTTAGCAGAATCTAATTCAAACGAATATCCATTACCAGCAAGTGTTACTACAGCAATTGACAACTCACAAACACAAGTTAAAGCACTAGCAGGTGTAGATCCTACAGCAGATGCTGCTGTAGATACATGGTACAATAATTTAAGAGCTGTTTCAGTAGATGCAGGCACAAGAGTTAACTATGCAAGTTCTACACAACAAGAACAAATTGCATTTTTAAAAGCTGTTACATTTACTGATCCAACAGCAGGCGGCACAGCAAGTAGAGTTGCTGTTAAAGACCAACTAGTTGCAAACAGAGATTTTATTGCGGCAGAGATTAATGCATGGGTAGCAGATCAATATCCAAGTGCAAGTCACAATGTATTCAAATGTACACGTGATGTATTGTTTGTTTTAAATGCTATATCATATGATTTATTATATGGCGGCAACAGTGCTATATATGATTCAGCTAAGTTTTTCTTTTATGATGGATTTAGTAAGAGTGATCAAACAGCAAATTATATTACACAAACAGTAGCGGCATATGGCCACTTAGCTACTATACTTGATGACATTGTTAAAAATGTAACTATTACTAAAACAACAGGAAACAGCGAAACACAAAGTACAGGCAACGGCGTTGCTAGTAATGCAGACTCAGACATAGTTGTTGCGTCTGCAACAATCATTAGAGATGTTATCAACGAAGGCGACATACTATTAAGTTTACCAGTTACAAGAACAGTACCTGATACTTCATGGGGTGCAGCTTCAATGACAGCGGCTCAAACAGCAATTATAGCAGGCAAAGATGCTATTGTAGTTTCAGTAGCACCTGTAACATTTACAGGCGATGATCTAAAATGTAAGAGAGATTTAGAATTTGCACTAGATGCTTATATTAACGATTTACGTTGGGGCGGCAATGGCCACATTATAGCAAATGGAGCAACTTACGATACAGGATTATTAGCAGATGCAGAGCGTGAGGGCGAAACACACTATTTCTTTAGAAACAAGATACGTGATATACTAGCAGGAATAAATGAGCTAGGTGCAAGAACTAAAATTGGTGACCTTGCTAAGTATCAAATACAAGCGGTAACAGCAAACGGCTCAGGTGCATACCCTGCACAACTAGGACCAGACGGTACTACTGGTGCAATTACTAATGCACAGATTGCGGCTGCTACATACGGACAGCGTAGCAAGATAGAAACTATATTTGCTGTGTATGCATTATACTACGGTTACTTAGTAAGTCAAAGTTTAAGTTACGATGCTGTTACGGACTTACCAGAAGGCGCAACACAAGCAGACTTTGAAGAAGTACTTAAATTCAAATGTGTTAGAGACGTTAAGTATGTAATGAACGGCTATGGCAGTGATGTACAGTTTGGCGGTAATGCGGCAACTGTATACAATGCGGCAAAATACTATAGTGACGGCGCATTAAAAGTTTACTCACAAACAAGCGGCGGTGTTGTTGCAGAAGTTAATAGACACGTATTCTTAAAAGACTTATTAACATCAACTGGAACTGTAGCTGTTACAAGAACAGATGGAAGTGCTGTTAACTTACCAAGTATGGCAACTAGATTTGCGCTTACAACAGCACAAACTGACAAACTTAATACACTAGGTAATCTTATTGTAAACAACTTTACAACAGAATATACCGGTGCTATTGATTATGGAACAGCAGGACAGTTTGGTGATTTGGTAATATTACGTGATGGACTAATTATGGTACACGCAGCTGTATATGATCCAACATTACTTAAAAAGCGTATTAAAACACCAGCACAAATTGACACAGCAAATGATACCTTTACTTTAGCAGAAGGAAGTGTTACAATAGGACAGTACGTAAACTATTACGGTGATTGTCCAGAACTAACTGACGGCAAAACTTATTGGGTATCAAATGTAAGCGGGCCTAAAGGAAACGTAATAGAACTTATGGATCCTGCGGTTGCTGACTTTGACCAGTTTGATGTATCAGCAAGTAATAATATTGCAATTACATTAACTGGTGCAGGCACAAGTCACTTTATTGAAACACCAGTACCGTTTATACATCCGACAGAATATAATAAGTCGTTTGGACTTGCTGGAGTTGAAGAAAGATACGATGGCATGTTCCCATACTTGTATAGCTCATCAGGTGTGTTGCCAGCAGAGTCTTCAGATGTAGTAATTGGGTACATTGATACAGCAATTGACACAAGTGTTGATGCAGCATCATTAAGAACACAGATAGATGACTTAAACTTCAAATATAAAACATGGACCAGAGATCATGTTGATCCAACATACTACAGTGTATATGAATATAGAGTTGGTAGAACTAGATTCTCAGGAGATAGTTTAGACGGAACAACACGTAATAGTGTATACAGTGATAACGTACTAGATAAAAAAGCAGGCGAGCTGTTCTTAGGAACAGGTGTTTCTGCAAAAGAACAAACAAGTGTTTGGGATATGGACTTTAGTAAGGTTACCATGCTTAAAGTAGAATTTAGTTGGTATGGTGCTGTTGGTGCATTGTTCTTAGCATATGTTCCGGTAGATAACGGTGATGCACGTTGGGTAAGAGTACACCATTTACGTTGTTCAAACCAGTTAAAAATATCTTCATTAGGTAATGCTACACTTCCAATTACATATCTAGTATATGGCGGCGGTAGTGAATCACGCTTTGGTGTTCCAAATGCTAATAGGTTACAAAACCCATATGGTAGTTATTCAGAAAGCCTTGTTAAGTACGGTGCTTCTTACTACATTGACGGTGGTGACAGAGGTACTGTAAGACTATTCAATCATAGTAGTGAAACTCCTACAGATGTATATGGTAGTAAATTTAAATTAGGTGTTGATAATACTAATGCTACAGATCCAGTTACGCCTATAATGTCAGTAACTAACTTAGATCCAGATACAACAGGCAGAGATGCTCCTGCAGTAAGTACATACTATATGAATGCTAGAATAATTACAGGTAACTCACAAGACCAAAACGTTAAAGTTATTTGGGTAGATGGTAATGATTTATATCTTAATAAGCCAGTAAGCCAAGTATCAACATTAAATGTAATTGTAGATAGACCTGCATTGTTATATGGTTTAAAGACTAAAGATAACATTACATCAGGTAATGGTGATGACGTTAGAAACAGAGTACAGGTATATCCAACACGTTTAAGTGCTGGTGCTGACGGTACTGTAAATGCTAAAATGACATTGGTTAAAACTCCAACGTTCCAAACAACTGTAGGAACAATAGGTAGTTTTGCAATTAATGCAGAAGTAAATCTAAACAGTCAGTATTTACTATCTACAACAAATACAGATTTCCTTTCACAGAACGGAGACTTTACATACGGTTACTTCCGTGCAAGTTTAAATGGCTCTGAAACACTTATAAGTGTATTAGGAAGATTAGAAAAAGCTAATGATAATTATTTCTTTTATCCAACAGAAATATACAATGGTACACTAGTTCTTGCTAGTGCGGCATCATTCTTAAAAGAAGGCGTGTATGACCCACAAGGTGCAGTACTTACTTCAAGCGAAACTACTTTCGAAAAAGAACGTTTAAGTTCAGTAGAAGTTGCATTGAGGGCACAAACACCAATTCCAGGAACAGGTACAGAACTAGCAAGTTACTATATTGCTCCAGGTGCTGAAGAGTTTGACTTAGCAACTTATTTTGATTATAACAAAGAATATATAAGTTACCCATTAACAGATCAAATAGAAACCCTTTACGTAGCAACGTTTAGTAATACACTTAATAGTGCAGCTGCGCAGGTTTCATTGAGTGCCAGCTTAACGTGGGAGGAGCAATAATAGATGCCTCAAATCAAAATAGGTTTCGACAGAATACCTATACCTACATCGAAATCATTTGTACCTCTTTATGACATTGTAAAAGGTGTACCACTAAGAGATTCAAATGGTAACATAATTGTTACTGAAGATGAAGGTCCGGTAGAAGCTCTCTCTAAAGCAGAGAACAGTACAAGTGTTGTAGTAAACAATGCTATTGCTGATAATACACAGTTAACTATTGAAGAACAGTTTGCTGAAACATCACAAGTTAGTACAACATTACTAGGTATTCCAAGAGCAGAAGTGCAACTTAGTTTATTCAGTGATGTAAGTACATACGGTGTTAACGAAGAAGAATGGGAGTTCTATCAATATAACGGAGTATTTGGCAGACCAGCTGGTTGGTATAATAGACGTAATATTACATATGGCAACCATTACTTTACTAGACTAAAAGAAGAAACAAACGAGCAGGCACTTGTTGTTGAAAGTTTTCCTGTAGCATTTACATTTCCTCCAGGACCTAACTTTGTAAATGGTGGTTATAATCCTGCGGTATTTAGTAGGTACTTAGAATTTATAAATTTAGGCAATGATTTATATAATGACTACGTAACTAACTATCCTCAGTTTGCAAATGATAATTTTTTAGATCCTTCATTGTGTGATGTATCAGACGGAGATGTAAACTATCCTGATGACGAACAACTAGGATATGATAAAATTGAAAACTGGTGTCAATCATGGATGAACATGCGTGACGGTTTGTTATTAGATCCTGGTACTAATACTCCAATAAGATTCCCTACAGGTTATGATGCTACAAATACAAGACCTGGACAATCAGATCAAAATCAATACTTTGGATTACTTCAAAGTAAAAAAGCATATAGATATCAACCAGGACGTATATCTGGATTTACTTTTGGCTTTAGAGCAAGTAGAGACGAAGCAAGTATTGACAATGTAATTGAATGGGGTATAGGTAATCCAACAGACGAATACGTATTTCAAATAAAAGGTCCACAGTTTAATATTATACGTAGAAGCTCAGTAAGATTGCCAAACGAAGTACTACAGCGTATGGGCTTTAACAATACGTCACAAACAACTGTTCCAAGTAGAGAACCATTTAACGAAACTGAATTTTTTGAACTTGTAATTACAAGAGACTTTTTTAACGGTGATCCACTTGATGGTAATGGTAGATCGGGTTACTTACTTGATCCAACAAAAGTTACTATGTATAAAATTGAATTTGGTTGGTACGGCGCTATTGGTGCTAAGTTTTATGCTTACATTCCAACAGACACTGGAGATGCACGTTGGGTATTAATACATACACTAACAATTGAAAATCAACTAGGCGAACCTTGTTTGCAGGATCCTTACTTTAAGTTTAGATACTTACAAGATATTAAAAACACTGGTAACATTAGAACTCCACAATACTTGTACAAGTATGGTGCGTCTTGTTATATTGATGGTGGCGATAATAGTGCTGGTCAGTACTACAGTTACACATCAGATGACAAGATTGTAAACAACGCTAGACAAACAAGTGTTGCAGGAATTTATCCTAAACAGTTTATTAAGAACAGTGACGGTGTAGGAAAACCAAATAAGAAAAACGTTTATCCAGTAGATTTAAAAATAGACTGTGATCAGCTTACAGAAGTACAAGTAGTTGAAATAGAAGGATGCCCAGCATTTGGACATCACTATGCACCAAGTTTACATAGTAATGAAAACGGTGTAGTACGTAGTGTAAATATAAACGGTGCTGGTAACGAAATAACCACAAACCCACAACCACAAGTTAATATAACTAATATTAGTCAAGCAAGTTGTGGCATCGTAACTACAGACGTTGCACATGGATACTTTACTGGACAAAAAGTTACACTAGAAAATGTTGTAGGTATGACAGAAGTTAACCTGCAAACATACTACATCGACGTAGTAGGTGATACACAATTTGCTTTATATAGTGATCCAGAATACGATACAGAAGTAGATACAAGTGGCTTTGCAGCATATGTAAGCGGTGGCACATCAGACGGTGACCCAATATTTAGAACAAGAGACGATGATAGTAAACTTATTGTTCCTGGCATTAATAGTTGTTATGCATCACGAACAAGTGAAAGTACAGCAAACATTGAGAGAATAGGATTTGATGGAGCATACGAAAAAAGTGCAACAGGTACTATTGACCCGCAAGTAGTATTAAACGGAGTAGTAACAGACCGTGCTAGTGTAGACACAACGGCTGTAAGATTTACAAGTTACTACGATGCTATTGCAGGTAGTACATATCCTGTAACAGGTGACAGTTTTGATTGTAACTATTTAAATCCAGTAATAACAACAGGAACACAGTTTTGTGAATTCTTAATTGGTGTTACGGAAAACAAACCAATTATATCAACACGCACTAATGCACTTGGCACACCAGTACAGGAAGTTAAATTTTTGTTAAAAGATGGTGTTACGGAAATAGAACCTAACTTAGATAACATACTACATGCAGAATTTACTCATAGTAGCTTGTTTAGAAATAGAGACGGATTTGAACAAGCAGAAGGTGACGCACCATTAGGCATACGTTATGATATTGATTACAGATTACCTAGGCCGGCAGGTACTGACTCTGGTACATGTTCTGGTATTAAATGTTCAATTGAAAGTAGATTAGAATTTGCTGTAACATATGCATCAACAGATCCTGTAAGTGGAATTGCAAGCAATGTTATTATATTTGACGAAGAGCCTAGTGAGTTAATTAATGGCTTTAATCTAATAGGTGGAGAGTTTGGCGAAGGCGATACAGCAAGTGGAATTAGATTTACATCTGCACTTAAAACGTTTGACACCAGCGAAGGCGTTGAAAAGTATTATGTAGATGTAGACGGAGCTCCTAGTAGTAGTGCATTTAATTTAAAGGTGTCACCTATAAGACTAACAGATAAACTAATAACAGGCGATCCTGACAAAGGTGTAAACAAAGTACAAATTTTTAGTTTCCAACCAAAGCCATTATATCTTGTTGTGTTTATGCGAGACAATGCTAGAATGAATAACGTAACTATTACTGAATACATAAACGGAACTACAAGAGCATTTTGTCCTGAATGGATTTCAAATAGCGGAGTTGACATAGTATTTTCCGGTGGAGCAAGTGCAGGCGTTCCTGCAGCTAACTACTTAGAAAAAGAAAGACTAGCAAGTACAAGTGTAGATGTACAAAACTCGCAACCTTTAAGACCAGGTAAATTGAAAGACACATTATATGTTGCGCCTAATAGAAATAATACTGTTGGCTTAGATAGTGTGTACGGACCAGATAGGACAACAATTACGCCAGGAATATTAAATACTACAGCAACGTTTATTACAGCAAGAAGTTTAATTAATAACGATGTTAATTTAGTAAGTGCAAGTATCACAACGAAGGAAGATTAATGGCAGACATTAAATTTGGTCTAAACGTAAACAGGAGTCTTGCAGATGTCGCAGATCCTGCAGCGGCATTAGAAAATATAGGTATAGATATTAATGACCTTGATGTTATTAGAAACGCTGCTGGTGACTTAGGTATTACAGCAGATGATGTAAAAACATTAAGCGGACTTAATGTTCCTGTACAAACATACCTTGTTAAACTATATCAAGACACATTACAGTACTCTACTATTATTGATGAAACAGCAGGAACTGGATCAGTACTTAAAGGTAACTTATCAGTCAACGGTGCATTAGGTGCTGGCGCAATTAAGTATCAATATATTGATGATGACAATAGTACACTAAAGTTTGCAGACATTAGTACAAGCCGTGTTAGTAGCTGGAGTAGTACAGACAGTCCTGCAACAGATACAAGTCCAATATTCTACGGAAGCACAATTGAAATTGATGGTGCTGTTGAAGCAAACACATTAGAAATACTGAAACCGGCAGACACAGTACGTTTTAGAAGTTCTGAAGTTCCTACACATAAAGTACAAGCAACTATCAACGGACAAACAGTATATCTATATGCTATGAAAGGAATACCTTTAGTATTTGAAGGATTTTTTAGAAACTTAGATAGTGATTTAAGATTAGTTACAAGCGGTGCTGTTAGTTGGCGTGTTGTAAATAATCAATTTGACTACTTAACAAAAGAATATGAAAATGTAGGCGGCAGTAATACAACACGTAGTTTCTTAAGATATAGAGATACAGGTGCTGCGTCTAAGAATGTTGAAATATATCATAATCCAAATAATATTTTAACATTGCCAATGTCAGGAATAGGGTTAGAAAAACTTCCAGCGGCTGCATTAGAAAATTGTCAAAATTTATATGTAAACAACAACATTATAAAAACGTTCCCGGACTTTACACAGTTTGTTCCTAATGTTAGATTATTAGATGTTAGAGAGAATAACTTTACATTAGGTGACGAGCCTACTTTACGTAAATTTAATTCAAGTGTGTTAGCACGTATACCTACAACAGTTAGAGAAATAAGATTTGGTAATACATTTAATGGAAGTATTACAGCAGACTTAACAACACTTACAAACTTATTAACTCTTAACTTAAATGGCCACAACAGAGGTGGAGCATTTAATTACTTTGATCAAGATGCTGAGGATCCAAGTGGAGCAGGACCTGAAGTTTCAAACACATGCCAAAACTATTATCTATATAGAAACAGTTTTAATGAAATACCGCAGAGTGTTAAAGACTTGCCAGATCTAAGACAAATTAATATATACAGTAATTCAATTACTGATGACAGCATGCAGTTTGCTAGTAGTGTAATTAACTATATAAACATAGGCGGTAATCCAGGAATAAACATTCCAAACCTAACAAACAAAAATTCACTACAGAATTTTTATGCTCATTACAATAGTGCAGCTAATGTGCCTGCAGATAGAAACTTATTTACTACAAGCTCAGGAGCATACAAGTTTGCAAACTGTGGATCTCTAAGACTTATATACTGTTACGGAAGTGCATATACTGGACCAATACCAAAGTTTGCTGGAAACTCACAATTATACTATTTCCAAGGACAATACACAGCACTACGTGGCGGACGTTCAGACACAGAGCAAGATTATGTATTATACGATGATGTATTTGACGATTGTGCAGATGCTATGCGTTACTTCCAAGTAGCAAGTAGTAGTTTGTTAAATGCGCCAATGCACCCAGATTGTTTTGAAAAACCAACAGGTATGATTGGTATTGTATTTAGAAGTTTCAATGCAGGAGTAAGTGGTGCGTTCCCAAGTTTAAATACAATGCAGAACTTGCGTTATATTGTAATGTTACAAAATAACTTTACAGGGCCATTACCAAACTTTTTTAATAACCCTAACTTATATTACTGTCATTTATATGGCAACCAATTCAGCGGTAATATTCCAGTAATACAAAGTAATGCGTTACAATACTTTTATGTACATAGTAATCAGTTAACAGGATTTGCTGGTCTTGAAACACCAAATCTAAGAAGATTGTTTATTAGTTATAACCAAATTACTGGTGCTGTTCCTGACATGAATAATTTAGTGCTATGTTACGATTTTTATATGAATAACAATAACTTTACTGATTATACAGCAGGCGCTCTAATAGCATGTAGGTCTTTATATAGATTCGACATAAGCAATAATCCTAACTTGCCAGCAGGAGCGGTAAATAGTATTGTAGCAGATCTTGTTGCAAATTACGAAAACAATCCACGTGGTGGTATAAGCGTTAACTTAGCAAACACATCTATACCTACAGGTGATGCTGTAGAGCAAATAGAGTTTCTAAGATCCAAAGGCTGGAATATGAGGTTATAATATGGCAACATCAAGCGTACAAGGGTTTCTAAAATCAGCGAACCTATTAGAAAACACACAGGATAGGCAAGCACTTAACAACTTAGGCACAGCACCTATTGCTGACGATATAAGTTTGTTTATTAATAATAATCAAAATGTTAGTTCGTTAACTATTGCAGATGCTGAGTATAATTTTATTACAGGGCTTATTACAATAGTAAACGACACGGCAGAATTAAATGCCTCAAGAAGTGCTGTATTCACAAACGGTGATCCTGTAAGAATAACTTACATGGATGATAGTGTACTTCAAAGTGATCTGTTTATTACACAAAGTGACGGCGAAACTACTTTTGGTTTTGCATCTGACTTTGAGGGAGACAGTCAATATACATTTGATCCCCCTGCAGCAGGTTTTAAAGTTGTAAGGTCAGATGCTGTTGTACTTTCTAACTTAACATACTTAGGCGCTGTAGAAGATACCGCAGGCTTTAGTAGTGGCCTTGGTGAAGGAGCATCAGGAGTTGAAGGTGAAGATGCATCCGGCATTGATACTGAAGATACATATGCTAACCAGTTCTTATCAATATATCAATACTTAGATATTGCAAAATATCAAGCAGATAAGAAATTTGTAAGTGATAGAAATGTTGCTACAGATGACGACTTTAGAATGGAAGGTATGTTTAATATTGAAGATCCTTCAGACATGATTCTTACTGAGGGTGTAAACTCTAATAGTCCAGGCTTATATATTACAAACCCAGCAAGTCCACTTTCAAACATTCAACGTATAAGAGCATTTAGTGATACATCAAATCCTTGGGAAGTAACAGGTACAGGTGTAAACACTCAATTGTCTACGGGTGCTATAACAGCACAAACTGGTGATTTAAAATTAAATAACGGAATACTTATTAATGGCGTAGCGCCAATTAATGAAAGTGGAAATGTAAACAATGTTACATTCACTCACAAGGCAAAAGTAAAAATAGACGGTATTGATTACTTCTTATGCTTAACTAGTTGATGCTAGTGCCCTATACACTGTTCCATTAAACGTAATAGGTATTGTCCTATCATACGCTAATGCGTCCCCTAAACTAAGCTCTGTTGCTGTTGCATTTTCTGCAACAAAGTCTCTAACTTTAAGTATGCTGTTAGCGTTAGTCATTTGAAGTCCAACAGTAGCACCTAAGCCGTCCGTTGTTCTAAGACCTTCTAAGGTGCCCACAAACGGTGGTGCTGTATTAAGTGGTATAACACATGCTTCTTTATTTTGCGTAGTATCAGTAGGACAAATAACAACAGTAGTACCAGCAACCATATCATCACCTGCTTCTACAGGCTTGTTAATTGTAATAGTGTTTGTATTAGCATCAATAGCAATGATTCTAGTAAGTGTGCTAGTATCGTCTGGATCAATATCAGCTAAGTAAGGACTACTTTGTATAACATTATTAAGACCAAAGCCGGTAACATCATTAAGAACTAACTGTGTATCTCCTGGAGATGCTGTTGTAGCAATTTCTCTACCTAATGTTCCAATACAAAAATTGTTTAAACTATTATTGTTTAACCCTTTATCGCTATAGAAGAATACTTCCTCTAATCCTGTTAAATTTAATGCAATATTAGTTGTAAAAGTTCTAATACTTGATATACTTGTTACACGTATGTAATCTGTGCCAGCTGGGTTGTTTTCACAAACAACAACTGTTCCTACTTTAAGTCCGTCAGTAGTATCGATTGTTACATCATTGCCGCTAGACGTAGCTGCTTGTGTACCTAAAAACCCTCTATGATCTAAAAACTTTACAGCAATAGTAGCATCACCACTTGCTGTGTCATTTATGATAACAATATTATTACGTGAAATATCTGTAACTTCGGCCCCGTTTATAAACGCCGGAGTAATAATTTTATTACCAATTTCAATATTATCAGTATACGGACTTGTTGCTGTTGTACTACAGATATTACTATCTTGTACTAGATTATATGTGTATTCAGCACGTAACGCATTGGCAAATCTTAAAGGTGGAGCATATGTAACTGTTAAAGGAGATATGCTTAACCATTTTGCATACTGAGTACTAAAGTTAACATCAAGTGGTCCAATTTCTCCGCCACCAGTTAACAGTCGATTATCATAAAATCCTTTAAAACTGTCTTCATCAAATTCAGCAGGTTCTGTTTGGTACAAATACCAATATGGCCAATTGCCACTGTCTTTAATATTTGTAGTTAAATTAGCATCTATGTATTTGTTAAAGTAATTAGTATCTTCCTCGGAATACCAGTATGACAATCTTATTTCAAGCGGAACATACTTTTCTAATGTTGGTTCTGTGTGTGAAAATCTAAATGCATCACTACCAATTTTATTAGCAATACTATATGTAAGTATCGCTTCATCAGGCACAGTTATACTTTGATTTAATGTAATAGAAGTTTTACCTACTCCATCAACAAATAAGCCTGCACTAATTTCACTAGCAAGTATTGCATTACCAAAAGCATCTTCAGCTGCAGTAACTTGGTCGCCTATGATTACTGTCCTAGCATCAATAGCGTCTACAGTTACACTAAGTTCATTAACCATTGCACTCTTATGTTCTATCGGGCGTTCTTCAGCAAATGTATTCTGTACAACTTGTAGGTCACCAAATTCGTCTGCTACTTCAAACATAACAAGACCAGTAGTTTCAAAACTAAATGTGCTAGGGCCACTAGAATCTGGAACATAAAACCCCTGCCATTGAATAAGGCCATTTGCTCCGCCTAGTGTATCATCTAGTTTATTACTAAATTCAAATACACCATTGTTCCAAAAAGGCTTAGTTACTTGTGGCGCTTCACCTGATGCAATAAGTGTTATGCCTGTTGTGTTCTTTGATAAGTTAGTAGCAATTTGATCAACATCATAAAATGTTGCAATTAACCCGTCGCCTCCGTTAAAGAACGGTGGATCATTAGTAGTTGCAATAATAGTATCTAATTGGTTTTTTACTGTAATTATAGGAGTTGCAACCCTGTCTACAAGCTCACCATCTTCTAATACAGTATTCTTAACAGCAAGACCTGCCATAAGACCAATATCTCTGTTAATTACTGTACTGTTGCTTATGCCTTTAATAGCATCTAAATCTCCACCACTAAACGACTTGTTATCAGACCCAACTACTAGGTTATTTAAAACATTATTAAGTGCCTGGTCTTTGCTTTGCAAATCAGACAAATTTAAATCTCTACGTAGTCCGATGTTCTTAAATGATGGTCTTGGCATATATTACTCCTTGTATACATATTTATCAGCTTTGATAAATACATATATACAATAGGAAACAAACAATGGCTGTACAACTAGTAAACATAGGTAGAATTGCAAATGACGGGACAGGAGATGACCTGCGTGAAGCATTTATCAAAATTAATCAAAGTTTAGAGGACCTTGATTTACGTATTGATGATAAAACCGAAGGGTTAAACCTAGGAACAGGTGCAGGTGTATTTAAACAACGCACTGGTTATAACTTAGAGTATAAAACACTTGTAGGCAGTAACGATGTTGTTGTTACTAATAACCCTGATGAAATTGTTTTAACAGTTGATGCAGGGCTTGCAGCTACACCTATAGTTGCTGATACAGGAACAGCAACTATTCCAGCAAGAGGCACGTTGAGAATAAACGGCTCAGGCGGAATAACAACTACAGCAGATGATGCTTCTGGCACTGTTACTATTGCAGGTAACGCAACGTTAGCAAGTGACACAGCTCCTACACTTACAGCAAATCTTCAGGCTAATAACTTTGCAATTCTTAACGCAGGTGTAATACAAAGTAATAACATACTTAGTAATGTATGGGGAGTAGACATTCGTACACTAAATGATTTATATGTTAATTTAGACTTTGGTGAAATTATAGAGAATAACAATAACTTTGTTGACTTCTTTAAAAGTTTAGTCGATGCCGATTACGGTACTCTAACTGGGCCAACTACATTAAATACGGATGACGGGCTATTACCTACATTGTAAAGTTGCGCTGAAAGGATTTATTATATGGCAAGTATCTGGACACAACCAAACAACTACAAACTAAGAACACTTGTAGAAAGAGTTAAATTAGAAACAGGAGATTTTATATTACCTGTGGACTCTAGTGCGACTGTTACATTGTTAGCAGGAAAATTACCACGTGGTCTAAGACTGGACGGTGTTGAAATTAAAGGCACAGCGTTTGAGGTTGAAATTGTAAAAATATTTAAATTTGTATTACGTGCAAAATTAGGCGATGTTACAGAAGATAGAACTTACACAATAGAAGTTACAGGCCCAGACGAGCCTATATGGATAACACAGCCAGGATTGTTACCCATGGGCCAAAACGAAACTCTATTTGTATTAGATAATCAAATTATTGATTACCAATTTTTAGCCATAGATGCAGATACATCAACAGGGCAAACAATAGAATATTATATAGTTCCAGGGGAGGGCACCCTACCGCCAGGACTAACTCTTACAAGTACAGGAAAAATACAAGGTGTTATAGAACCTTTACTTGCATTAGATAGAGAAGCGGAAAAAGGCGGATTTGATACTAGTCCATACGATGCATACCCAAGTGACTTTTCAATAAAAGCAGACAGAGGCTTTGACAGTTACTTTTACGACAATGTACGTTACGACACACAATCAGACCCGCAAATACCTAAAAAGTTAAATAGGTACTACGAATTTAAAGTTACAATTAATGACGGAGTAACTAGCACACCACCAAAAAGAACATTCAAAATTTATGTTGTAGGAGACGACTATCTAAGAGCAGACAACAGTATTATGAAGGTTTCGAACGGTGTGTTTAAAGCCGACAATACTAATATACGCGATCCTAAATGGCTTACACCCGGAAACCTTGGATATAAAAAATCAAATAACAACACTACAGTATATCTTGATGTTTATAACTCGGATACATTACAGGGAAATCTTTTATATAGTTTAGACGAACTTAATAACGACAACTCAGAAAGTATTTTACCACCAGGATTAAAACTAGATACATTAAGTGGCGAGCTAACAGGTACAATACCTTATCAACCTCAAAGTTTTAAAGATTACAAATTTACAGTAAGAGCAACACGTTATACAAACGACTTGGATTATGCTGTTATTACAGGAACATTCTACGAAGACACATTATCTGGTAAACGTACATTTAAAGTATACAAACTTCCTCTAAATGTACAAGACGGTATAACACTTAATGACGGCATTGATGATTTAAACGATTTACAAAATCAAGTTATAGTACTTAATGGCAGACCATATACTGTAGAATCAGTCGACGGCTCAGATGAAGAATTTGATGAAATTACATTAACAGAAAGTTTAAGACCGTTTTTAAGTTTTACACTTGCACTAGATAGTGTAGCAAACGCACAATCTATTTTTGTAGAAAAGTTAAATGAGTTTGAAAGAAGTCAGTGGAAAGATAAGAAACTTGTTTACGACAATCAAAGTGCTACTCCGGAAACATACACAATACAAAGTGTGTACGGTTATAAGAAATGGCAAGTTGATAGTGATACAGCAAGTATTGTATTAAACTTTGAAGCAGGCGGTACAACACCACTAGCATTTGGTGCAAGTGAAACGTTATCACAATCTGTTATTAGAATATTTGAGGGTAATGAATTACCTGTGTTTGTTGATGCTGGCGCTACAGCAGGCAGTATAACTTTTTGGGCACCTGATAATGCTCTTACAAAAGAATCAAGAATGAAACAGATATTCACAGGCGCTGATGTAAAATTTACATTACTTGATAATAACAAAGATCTAGTATATTTTAATAAACCGTTAGAACCTGGTAGAAGTTTTGTAACTGGTCAAACAGTAAGCCTAGCATTATACGGCGATGGATTTTTTGAAAAAGAATTAATTACATATGCTAATGCAGATGTAAACAATCCAAGCAAGCCTAAGACATTTACAATAAGAATATTAGGCGAAGTTGACAGTGAGTTAAATTGGATTACTCCTGCAGACTTAGGAAGTATTACAGCAAACTTTAATAGTACAAAACGTGTAACTGCTACAACTAATGTTCCAGATACTAGACTAATATATACCATTGTGTCTGGGAGCTTGCCAAACGGGCTTAGATTAGCTTACACAGGCGAAATAATAGGCAAAGTTACACAGTTTGGTACTTTGCAAAGTTTAGGATTAACTACATTTGATAATGCTGACTTTAGTCTAGATGCTAGTACAACTTCAATTGATAGAAAATATACTATAAAAATTAAAGCAGAAGATAGATTTGGTTATAGTGCAATTGAAAGAGATTTCACTATTGATATAATTGATCAAGACGATACATTATACAGTAATTTGTATATTAGACCTATGCTTGAACCTGTTATAAGAAAAGAATTTAAACGCTTTGTAAGCAATCCGGATATATTTCCAACTACTTCAATATACAGAGCAAGCGATCCTAACTACGGTATACAAACTAGAGTTAATATGTTAGCATATGCAGGAATTGAAACTAAAAATATAGACGAGTATGTAGCTGCTACAGCAAAGAATCATAAACGTAGAAATTATAAAATTGGCGATGTAAAAACAGCCGTTGCTAAAGATCCTGGATCAAACGATGTTGTATATGAAATAGTATACCTAGAAGTAATTGACCCTCGTGAAAGTAAAAAAGGAAAAGTTGCAAATAGCTTTGCAAATATACCACAGCCTAATCTTACAGCAGATTCTGTATCATTAGAAGTAATGGACGATGTAACAGCACAGGACAGTGGGTTTGATATTGCTACTGTTGACGGACGTTTTAGAGATATGGAAGTAGTACTCGATCAAGGCCAAGGATTTACAGTAGGAACACGCCAAGGCGAAACAATACAAAATATTGATAACGCAGATATAGATGTAACCTTACGTGACGGATCAGAAATTTATATCGATGTAGATATAAGTGACAGTGAACCACTAAGAAACAGATATAGAAACCAAAATCAAAACACTGTAAAATCAGATAGTAATGCGGTAACTATTAACAACGCAAATGAACTACACATGTATATTAGTAACACAACTAATATGAGAGAACAGTTGGAAAGCATTGGTAAAAGTCAAAGAGAGTATTTGCCACTTTGGATGCGTACAGGACAAGACGGAAGTATAAGCGAAATTGACTATGTAACAGCAATTCCGTTAGCATACTGTAAAGAAGGTGAATCTAAAAAGGTTCAACAAAATGTGAAAAACGCACTTACAAACGGAGAGTTTGATTTTAAAAGAATAAACTTTGATGTAGACAGATATGTTGTTGATAGTGCAACAGGAATACAAGATGAAAGATATATAGTCTTTCCAAATTATATTTTTAATGTATAATACTAGATAAATAATATACCAGGAGAAAACAATGGCCAGTAATATAGTAGACACAACAATTGACGACACATATCCAGTAGCGGGTATCGATAATGATAGTCAAGGGTTTAGAGATAACTTTAACATAATTAAATCAAACTTTGTAGCGGCGAAAGCAGAACTTACAGAGTTGCAAAATAATGCAATCTTAAAAAATGCACTTATAAGTCAAGATGGACTTGATAACGATTTCGGCGGAAACGAAATTACTAATGCATTACTAAAAGATTGTGCCGAAGGCGTAAGTGCTAACGGTACTATTAACACATTACAGAACATAAGTTACTTGAATGGTGTATATCAAACAGGTGTAGTAACAGGCGACCTAACACTTACTCTTGCAGATTGGCCAGATGCAGGGTATGCTAGAATGGTTGTTGAAATTTCAAGTGATGGCGGTACTAGTAGAGCTATTACATTTAATGGTGAAAATACAGCACAGTTTAAGAAAATATCTACTGACTCTTGGGCATCAACAACAGCAACTGGTGTAGTAGCAACAGTAACAAGTAATAAAGAAATTTATGAATTTTGGACACACGATGGCGGAACAAACATCTATGCTAAAGTCATAGGAACATTTAGTTAATGTTTAACCCTTTGGTTGATGACTTCTCTTTATTGAAAGATTCAGAAGTAGAAGAAAAACTATTTGATTTAAAAAGAAAATACTGGCAAACAAGAAACCCTTCCGTCCAAGAACAAATTTCAGTTATCATGAATATGTATGCAGAAGAAATGCATGTGCGTAGTGCAAAGGCAATGCAAAAAACTAATGATGATTCGGAAAAAGGACTTGACAATTTAATCAATATCAGTTAAAATAACTGTATGCTAATGAAAACAGATAACTTAGGTATTCCACGATTCTCTAATCGAGACTTAATTGACATGATATATTCTGGTAACGCAGATAAAGTTCATGTAGTTCTTTGCGACAAAAACGATGATGTAGATCAGTTTAATAATGTATGTGAAGAACAAGGTATTAACAAACTACAAAAGTATATTCCATTAGATGTAGACGAAAAGACGTTTGACGGTGTATGTCAAAGTGAATGGTTTATGCCTGATGAATACAAAGACATTAATGTATATGAATATGTACTAGGCAAAGCAGAAACACCCTGCCCACAACACGTACAAGATCGTATATGGGAAGAATTAGATGCTTTTAGAGAACGCGGCATGAAAGATTTACTACGTTATATGATCTATCTTGTAGACTACATGCGTGAACACAACATTGTATGGGGCGTAGGTAGAGGTAGCTCTGTAGCATCATATGTGTTATACTTGATAGGTGTACACAAAATTAATTCAATCCAATATGACCTGGATTGGCGAGAGTTCCTTAGATAAATACGTATATAATATAGGAGAAGTATTATGGCAATGAGACAAAAAGGTCAAAAGACCTATACAACAATGCAAGGCAAACAAGTTGACATGGATTTGTTGCGTAAAAAGAATGAACTTACTCCAGCGGTAGGCAATGCTCGTGTAAATGCACGTGGCGATGAGCTAGGCCCTGGTGGTAGAATTGTTCGTAAACGTGAACAAGTAATTAAAGACTATTACAAAGGATCTATGCCAGTAGCTGAAGAACCAGCTGTATCTGTATCTGACGTTGTTTCTGAAGAAGCACCTGTAGCACAAAAGGCTGTAAAGTCAAAAACAACTACAAGAGCTCAACAGAAAGTTGAAGAAGTAAAAGCATCTGAAACCGAATTAAAAGAGTTCGACGATATGGACGATGGTTGGGTAGAAGACGACGACGGCAACTTTGTACAAAAAGGTGACTAATGGCTAAGAACATAAATGCGATCAAAGGCACACCACGTGCTATTGGTAAACGTGTACTTGTAACTGACGTAGAGTTTGGTGAACAAGTAACTGAAAGTGGTTTAATTATTGCCGGTGATGACGGCAAAGAAAGAGGTATCTATCCACGTTGGGGTAAAGTATACTCCAAAGGTCCTAAAAATATAGATGACTATAAAGTAGGAGAGTGGATACTGATTGAACACGGTCGTTGGACACGTGGTCTAAAAGTTGATACTGAACATGATGGTGAAATAACATTCCACATGGTAGACGAAACTGGAATATTAGCGTATTCTAATGATAAACCAAAAGATCTACGTATAGGTGCAGAACACGGTGATGGTGATATTGCAACTATTGACCCAGGATCTTTTATTAACCCTAACGCATAAGAGGCAACATGACAGACGTATTTGAAGACATCAATAAATTCGCAACGGCTTGCGATCAAGAGCCAAGTGAAGCAAACTACAATATGTATCTTGATTTAATTCGAGAAGAAGTAGGCGAACTAGAAGAAGCCATTACAGAGAACGACAGGATTGAACAGTTAGATGCACTAATTGACATCTTAGTTGTTACAATAGGCGCCGTTCGAGCAGGTGGCTTTAAAGGCCAAGCTGCTTGGGAAGAAGTAATGGACACAAACTTTGCTAAAATTGATCCAACTACAGGCAAAGTTATCAAACGAGAAGACGGGAAAGTGCTAAAACCAGAAGGTTGGCAAGCCCCAAAACTTTCAAACTTTATTTAAAATAATACTTGACATATGTTCTTGTATACGTTATAATATAAGCTATAATGTATACAAGGACAAAATATGCGTATTCCTAATCAAAGCTCAGGCGTTGGTACTACTGGTGTAACCGGTGTAGTTCTAATGACTTTGCATCTAACAGGGTATTTAACAGGATGGGGTTGGCCCATTTTGTACATACTATTAATTATTTCCGGCATCGGACAAGAAAACAGGAGAAGTTAAATGGCTACACATGGCATGATCGACTTAGAAACACTGGATACTCGTCCTAGTTGTACTGTATTGAGTTTAGGTGCAATTAAGTTTAACCCTTTAGATTCAAGTGAACCTCACTCAGAGCTATACTTTAAAATTTGCGTAGACGATCAAGATCGTTTAGGACGTACTACAAGCGACAGCACTATTGAATGGTGGAGTAAACAAGATCCTAAGGCAATGGAAGAAGCATTTGATCAAACAGGTGCTATCAGTGTTGAAGATGCACTAACACAACTTAGAAAGTGGGCTGTTGGTGTAGACACAATTTGGGGTCAAGGGTACGGCTTTGATATAACTATACTTGAAGATATGTATAGAATGATCGGTATGCCTATTCCATGGCAGTTTTGGCAAATTAAAGACAGTCGTACACTGTTTACTTGCTGTAAAACAGATCCACGTAAAGTACTTGGGCAGGAAAACTTACACAATGCCCTTGCTGATGCATATTTTCAAGCAAGAGGCGTTCAATTAGCATATAAAGAACTAGGAGTTCAGCGATGATGGGACAACAATCAAAAGACGGCGGTATGACGCAAGAAGAATTACAAGAGTATCTAGATAAAGGCGGTAAAATTACACATTGTGAACCTATGGCAACTACTGAAAACATTGTGTTCAAAGGTGGCTTCTATGGTAGGAAGCCAACAAAGAAAGAGGAGGAAGAACAACAATGAAGGAACTATGGGTTGAAAAGTATCGTCCGAAAACAGTTAATGGTTATGTGTTTAGAGATGACGCACAGCGTAATCAAGTAAATACATGGATTAAAGAAAAAACTATTCCGCATTTGCTGTTTAGTGGTAATGCAGGTATTGGTAAAACAACACTTGCAAAATTATTGTTTAATGAATTAGAAATACAAGATTTAGATATTCTTGAAATAAACGCATCGCGAACAAACTCAGTAGATGATGTGCGTGATAAAATTGTAAACTTTGTACAAATGATCCCATTTGGGGACTTTAAGGTTGTGTTACTAGATGAGGCAGACTATCTTAGCCCAAACGCTCAAGCGGCGTTGCGTGGTGTTATGGAAGAGTATCATACTACTTCTCGTTTCATTCTTACTTGTAACTATCCAAATCGTGTTATTCCCGCTTTGCATAGTAGGTGTCAAGGTTTCCACATTGCTAAAATTGACCAAACTGAGTTTACAGCTAGAGTTGCTGAAATACTTATTACCGAAGGTGTTACTCCTGATTTGGATACGCTCGATACCTACGTAAAAGCAACATATCCAGACTTGCGTAAATGTATTAATACTGTACAAATGAATGTACAGGACAACAGTTTATTAAAGCCCAATGAAGGTGATACAGGCGAAGCTGACTGGAAACTAGATATGGTCGAACTGTTTAAAGCAGGTAAAATTGCAGAAGCACGTAAAATGCTTTGTGGTGCAGTTCGTCCAGAAGAGATGGAAGAAATTTATCGTTGGCTGTATGACAACATTGAGCTGTTCGGATCAGAGGAACAACAGGATCAAGCTGTACTAACTATTAAACAAGGGCTGGTTGATCACACACTAGTGGTTGATCCAGAAATTAATTTAGCGGCAACGCTAATCAGACTAGGACAATTATGAAAAAAGACTTAAAAGCATTAGGCTTAATAGCAGGCAAAAAGAAAATGAAACAAATGTCAAAGGCAGGTTATATAGCATCTGCGTTACTTGCGTTTGCAATAATATATTCAATAATGATGTAAATAAATGACTTATCTTGTAACTGACAATTGCATTAAATGTAAACATACAGACTGTGTAAGTGTTTGCCCAGTTGATTGTTTTTATGAAGCAGACAACTTTCTAGCAATTAATCCAGACGAGTGTATTGATTGCGGTGTATGTGTTCCTGAATGTCCTGAAGATGCTATTGTAGCAGACTACGAACTACAGCCAGAGACACGAGAAAAGTGGGATGAGATTAATAGGCGAGTTTCTGACTGGAATGTTAATATTGTTGATCAAATAGACCCACTAGCAGACCATAAAGAGTTTTCGGGCTTACCTAACAAGTACGAAACATTTGGTATTATACCAATTAAGGATATAACGTGATATCACCATGTATATCTGAGTGTGATAACAACGGAGAATTTTGTCCTGCTTGTGGTCGCACAATGGAAGAAAAGTTTGAATGGAAGGGCGGCGCTGATTTAAGTCGCAAGAAACAAATTTTGGAAGACTGCGGAAGCCGTTTACCAAAAAAAGACTTTGAGTATTGGGAAGAAATGTACGAGCTCAAAGTTGCCGAAAAAACGAGAGAAAAACTATGACTACACGGAATGAGATAACTGGAGATGAACTACGAAGTAGGACTTCTACAGAAAAGTATCGAGACAACTACGACAAAATTTTTGGTAAAAAAGATCAAAAGGTAAAACAACAAGATTTAACAGAGCTTAATGGTGACGGCAATAGAGACCGTGGCCGCAATGGAGAGGACCTAACTAACAATGGCTAAACTAGTAAGTTACAGCAAAGCAGCACCTGAATTCGAAGCAGAAGGTTTAACAGACCTACAAGAACTAATTGCATTTTGTGCAAAGGTATCAAACCCTGCCGCACAGATTAATACAGAAACAAGCGAACGCTTGATTAAGTATTTGATTAAACATGCACATTGGTCACCACTTGAGATGGTTAACGCTGTTATCGAAATTGAAACTACAAGAGACATTGCACATCAAATTGTGCGGCATCGTAGTTTTGCATTCCAAGAGTTTAGTCAACGTTATGCTGAACCAGGCGAAATGGGTGAAGTGTTTATCACAAGTGAAGCACGTTTACAGGATAATAAAAACAGACAAAACTCAATTGAAGTAGATATGTCTGAAGAAGGCATGGCTGAGCTGGTTGTTAAGTGGGAAGAAATGCAACAGGATGTATGTTATACTGCAGGTAAAGCATATGATTGGGCTATTGCTAATGGCATTGCTAAAGAAGTAGCACGTAAAGTATTACCCGAAGGTCTTACTAAAACAAGACTGTATATGAACGGTACATTGCGTAGTTGGATACATTATATTGAATTACGTAGTGCAAATGGTACACAAAAGGAACATATGGATGTCGCAAAAGCATGTGCAAAAGTTATTGCTGAGATATTTCCGTTAGCTGAGGACTTGTGCTAGGGCACAGTTACTACGGCAAAGTTCTTCCAGACCAATTTAAATATGTAAAGAAATTTGCGTGGTCGCCTACTATATCTAATAGTGGCAAACGTATATGGTTGTCTAACTATTATATTAGACATACATTCTATGACAACAATGGAAGACCCCCTATAAAAGGGCCTAGTTGGGAATGTATCTTTACTAAGAATGAATACTTACTAATACAAATAAAGGGAGCATAATGCTCCCCTTATTCGTTAAAGGTTATTCGTCTCCATATATTTGGAGGACTTCCTTAACAGCCTTATGTCGTTCAATGTCTCCCTGTTCGAACTGGACTATGTCCAAATAAGATACGTTACTCGATTCTAACAGTTTCATAAAATTTAATAAACCGTTGTCCTTTAGCCTATCTGCTTGTGCCAAGTCGCCTGTTACAGCCATCATTGATCCTTCGCCTAGTCTCGTAAGTAACATTTTCATTTGATTATGGGTAGTATTCTGCATTTCGTCAGCTAATATAAAACTCCTTTTAAATGTACGGCCTCTCATAAATGCTAATGGAGCGATTTCTATGATCTGTTCTTCGATCATTCCTTCGATTTCCTTAGCACTAAAGTAGTCCCGTAATACGTCAAATATAGGCCTTGTCCATGGTGCCATTTTTTGTTCTAATGTACCAGGTAAAAAACCTAAATCTTCGTCTGCCGAAACCGCTGGTCTCGTAACGATGATTTTATCTATTACACCATCTTTAAATAGTTTTACAGCAACTTGCACAGCCAAAAGAGTTTTGCCTGTTCCCGCTGGACCGACGCCAAAGACTATGTCTTTTGTAGGATCTAGCAGTTTTAACACGTATGCTTCTTGATTTCTATTTCTAGGTAATATTTGTATTTGCTTTTGTGGTTTTTTGTGAATGTTAATGTCTACGACATTTTGAAAGTTTGGATTTGCGTTATTACGCTGTTTCCTCTTTGCTCCCATTAAGTTTCCTCCTATGGAATTGTGGTGTAGAAAGTATGTTCTACAAAAGTATTTACCATTTGGTGCAAAGAGAAAAACTGTCTGTTATGAATTCAAGTCTGATAAATAAGTATAGCGGAGAACTATAAAATGCAAGACACACTTGATATAATAAAAAATGTAGAAAACATATATAATAGTGATACAGCATTCCAAGTCTTAAAAGACTTCGAAAGAGTGCTTGATGAACTTGATCTATATGTATATAAAAATTGGGAAGATGGAGAATTACTCCAAGGTCCTGATATAGGAAGACATTTAGTTACTTGTTCCTTTATGTGGGACAGAGGTAACATGCCTGATCCAATGGGCGGCAAGCGTTTAGTAGACTATGACTGTAAAGTATCGTATAAAAAAGATGATATAATTGTTCCCCGCAAAATAGCAAAGCCAGATGATATGCGCCCAGGTACTAAAAAGGGCAAATTAGATAGAAAGCCTATTTGGGTAGTAAATATTGAAATGCCTAAGAGCTTACTAGCAGACATATACGGTGGATATAAAGAAACTATTACTCAACCTGCAAATGCTGCCGAAACACAAGCACAACAAGAACCGCAACAAGCTGACGTAGAAGCTGATGTAGCCGGAGGAGAGTTAGAATAATGGGATTACGAGCATCTGACTTAAAGAACATGGTCTATGACATTTTTGAAATTGATAGTTTCAAAAGTAAAATGGGCGATGACAAGGATATCGTTACACTAGCATTTAGTGTAAGGGAAAGAGAAGCCGCTAAAGACTTAGAAAACTTTTTAGAAAAAGGCTACGACTTTGTACTTGATGCTGATGCAACTGCCGGCGAACAGTCAGACGGTACATACAAAGTATTTGTTGAAATAGAACGTAATAAACATGTACCAGATCAAATTATGGAAATTGCAGATGGCGTATGTAAACTTGCTGATTGTGAATCTTTAAAATATAGATATTACAAAGATTTTAAATCAAAAGACTTAACACAAGATGCGTTGTCAGAAGAAATTCCATTAGACAGCAACGATTATGATATCGGTATTGCTGAAGCAAGTTTAAATAATTATAAAAACTTTTTTAACAAAAGTTACTTAGAAGAAACATATATGACCGGTGATGTACTAACGGTCAGAAAGGTCTATGCAGACCCTGTACAATTCAAAGTTATCGACTTCGGCGATACACTTGAAACAATCCAAAACATCACTGAACGTGTAAACACGAATGACTTTGCAGAAGTCATCTTTTTAAGTAAATATCTTGGTGATTACAATATTACAAAATTTGGTAATAAGTTTTCACTTGATAATAACGGATCCACATTAGTTGTGGAAAGACTACAACACTAATCAAACGTAGCACAAAACAGGAAAGTATTATGGATTTTGAATTCACTAAAGAACAACTTGGAAAAATCATTCCGGGTAATAAAGATGTCGAGGCGTGGTTTGAAGCACTAGTTGCTATTATGCCTAAGTACGATATAAACACAAAAAGACGAGTTGCACACTTTCTTAGTCAATGCGCCCATGAGTCAAACAATTTTCGTAGCTTACAAGAAAACTTAAACTATAGTGAAAAAGCACTTAACGCTGTATTTGGACGTTACTTTGGCTCAGCACCACATAAACGTAATGCAGCAGAGTATGCACGTAATCCAGAAAAAATTGCAAACTATGTCTACCAAGATGAGTTCCGTAAGTATAAAATGGGTAATATAAAAGAAGGTGACGGTTGGTTATTCCGTGGCCGTGGACTAAAGCAATTAACCGGACGTGAAAACTATACACGTTTTGGTGCAAGTATTAACATTACAGCAGAAGAAGCAGCAATATATGTTGCAACACCTAAGGGTGCTGTAGAGTCAGCATGTTGGTTCTGGGACGCAAACAAACTAAACACTATTGCAGACACCGATAACGTAACTAAGATGACTAAAAAGATTAACGGTGGTAACATCGGTCTTGCTGATCGTCAATTACGTTATACTAAAGCAATGGAAGTATTAGGCAGTCCTGTAACACTAGCAGAAGACGCAGGTGATGACGACTTTGATGTAGATGACATTGGTGTACTACGTAAAGGTTGCCGTGGCGAAGGCGTTAAAATGATGCAAGAAGCATTAGGTATAGGCGCAGACGGGATATTTGGTCCTGGTACTGAGCGTAAATTAAAAGAGTGGCAAGTAAGTAAAGGATTAACAGCAGATGGTATTGCTGGTCCTGCAACACTCGGAGAACTATTAGGATAATAAATTATGTATGTAGATGATATTATGGAAGTACTAAAAGGACATTTTGGAGATGACAAAGAGTTTACTCCTAACACTCACTTTCTAGACCATTTAGACGGAGATGAGATAGATATAGTTGATGTTGTTGTACAAATCAGCAAAAAATTAGATATTAACATTCCTGAAGAAGACACATTTGATATAGGAACTGTTGGTGAGTTAATAAACGTTGTAGGAAAACATGTGAATGTTTAATTCTCTTAAACTAGCATTAATACTAGTAATAATAAGTGCCGCAGGTGGAGGCTTTTTGTATGTTAAAGCATTACAAAAAGACTTAGATACCGCCAAAGGCAATATTATTAAATTAGAAGATGCTGTTGGAGAACAAAAAGCCGTAATAGCACAACAGGCATCAGACTTTGAGGATATTATACAAATACGTAATAACCTCGAAGACACAAATAGAATGTTAGAGACAGCAAATAGAAACTTAAATGAAAAATTTAACAAACTAAATGCTTCCGGCGAAAGAAGAGACATTGGTGCATTGTCAACATCAAGGCCAAAGTCTATAGAAAGAATATTAAATAAAGATGAAGTTAACGAAAGACGTTGTTTTGAAATTATACAAGGTGCTGAGTTAACCGAAGAGGAAATAAATGCTACAAAGAAGTCAAAGATCAATACTGTTTGTCCTGAGCTTGCTAATCCTAACTACGTTACTTACTAGTTGCAGCACAATACAGCCGTTAGAAGTTTTTAAGACTGAAGTAGAACGACGACCTCTTGCTTTGCCATTACCTGAACCTGCAGAACTAGAACAAGTTCGTTGGATTATAATAAACAGAGAAAATGCTGAAGAAGTATTTACAGACTTAGAAAGCAAAAACATTGATCCTGTTATAATAGGATTAACAGATGAAGACTACGAGAACTTTAGAAAAAACTATGCACAGATACGTGCATATATGATTAAACAAAATAAAATTATAGATGCTTACAAAGAGTATTACGAAAGTGAAACTCAAGAGGTTGACAAACAAGAATAGTTTTGTTATACTATTAAAATAATAACTAAAAACTTATGGCATATTCACAAAAAGTAGTAGATCGTTTCGAAGACGTTCTAAACAATCCAGCAAAGCATGGCGTTGGTCGCTTTGATCCAAAAGATCCCAATATAGCAACAGGAATGACAGGAGCACCAGCGTGTGGCGATGTCATGAAACTTGATCTTAAAGTAGATCCTGACACTGATACTATACTAGATGTGAAGTTTAAAACATACGGCTGTGGCAGTGCTATAGCAAGTTCAACAATGTTTGTTGAAATGCTTACTGGTCTTACAATGTCTGAAGCATTAGAAATAAAAGATAAAGACATAGCCGAAGCACTGGAATTACCACCTATTAAGTTACATTGTAGTGTATTAGCAGAAGACAGTATTAAACAAGCCTTAAAAGATTGGGACGAAAAAAAATCAAAACGCAAACATAACGGAGGGCCTGAATAGTGCCAGCAAAATTTAAACCATCACACACAGTAAGAGACAAGAATACTGGAAGAAATAAGGTAGAACACTTTTATTTAAAATCTACACCAAAGCAAGAACTATTAGACTACTTAGAAAACAGTAATGCAATGCCTAAAATAAAAGTTAAAGTAAAAAGAGAACTTGTTCGTAGAGGTCACACATGTTAGAGATACTTGGCATTACATTTATCGTGTTTATCTTGTTTATAGCCCTAACTAGTTTTGTCGCATTAACATATTGCTTGTTTGATTTATTATATAGCAAAGCAGGTGGAACTAAAGGACTTGCAGAAGTACCTTTCACTAGTCCAATCAGCGGCAAAGTTCGTACAGCCAAAAGGTCACGACAGGATCACATAGTATGATCGAATGGCTTAGTGATCTACTAGGCCGTTGGTTAGAATGTTCTTGGCAACGTAAAGCAAACAAATTTCAAGAAAGATACCCCCGTTACCGAAAGTAACACGTTTTTTTGACATTTAGATAAATATGGTTGACTTACAAAGGTTTGTAAGTTATAATATTTTTTTAAAGAATGAAACCTCCGAAAATTAACATAGAATCTTTTCGAGACGCACTCGAAGTAAGCGGACTTGCGACTATTTTTATGTTTTCTTTGTTGGGAGTAAACACACACATATAGATGGAAAAACACACAATGACACAGATGATTTTAAAACTAAAAGAAGACGAGCGAGTATGCATATTTTGCGATATAGTACAAGCAACATTCCTAGCAACCTTTCCGATAGCACTACCATTTTTAATAATGGCTGCTTCAATGAAGTATTAGGATATGAAATATAAAGAAGCAACAGCAGCTCAAGTAAAAGAATGGCACGAAACTGATTACTGGATGAAGATGGATTATAACCCGTTAGTTATGTTTGTTGTTATACCAACAATTATACAAGTAATGGCGTTAGGATTGATGTTCGGCGTAATGGCTATCAATGATTGGATTCTTTAGAGCCGTACTTAAAACAGTAATAGGTGTAGGTCGTATTGAAGATGTTGCAATTACACCTTTCAATATAATTCTATTTGCTCTTGGAGTACTATCAGTATTCTTAGGCACTATTACAGCATTACTTTTACTAGTTAGCTTGTTCATATAATGGAATAAATACATACACTAAACTAAAAGAGGACGCAGCCGTGGCGTATTCAAAAGAAGTGTTAGACCATTACGAAAACCCTCGTAATGTTGGTAAGTGGGATCCTGCAGACAATATCGGAACTGGAATGGTAGGAGCTCCTGCCTGTGGTGACGTTATGCGTTTACAAATTAAGGTAGAGGAAGGCATCATTGTTGATGCTAAATTTAAAACCTATGGGTGTGGTAGTGCTATAGCAAGCAGCAGTCTACTTACTGAATGGGTTAAAGGAATGACCTTAGATCAAGCAGGCGAAATAAAGAACACCCAACTTGCTACAGAACTTGCCCTACCCCCAGTAAAAATACATTGTTCTGTATTAGCAGAAGACGCAATTAAAACAGCTATTGCAGACTATAAATCCAAGTAAATTCTACTAAATATACATAGTTAACAAAAGAGGGTAAACTATGTGGGAAATGATTGAAAGAATGGCGGATGACCGCTTGTGGATTTACACAGCACTAGCGGGATCGTTATTTGGTGCAGGATTTTTGTTCTGGTTTAAAGATACAAGAATGGCAACATGGGCTGTAACAAAGTTTGATTCCATTTTAGAGTACTTGGCAGTACGATGGGGTTGGACATGGTTACAAAATGATCCAAATGCTTGGCGTAAAAAATATCCACACGTAACAAAAAAGATAGATGAGCTAGAAGCACGTCTTGTTAAATTAGAGGGAAAGAAAAAGAAATGAGCGACACTCAAACTAAAAAAGTAAACATTGAACTTGAAGTAGATACAACTACAATAGACAGTTCTAAGAACAAATATCAAAGTCTTATTGACATGGCTAAAGCCGTCGATGCTTGGAGAATTTTCCCAAGACTATTTTTAACAGTTTATATTATATTACTATACAAATGTGTAATTTGGTATATGGAACTAGGCTCTCCTACAATGGAACAATCAGGTTTAATTAGTATCGTAGTTGGTGCTGGTGCAGCATGGTTTGGATTGTACACCGGAACTAGTAAGAAGTAGTACTCTAAAAAATAAGTATTAGTATGGACCATTATTCTGTACTAGGCTTACATAAATCAGCTTCTGAGAAAGAGATAAAAACCGCATTTAGAAGACTAGCGGGCAAACATCATCCTGATAAGGGCGGTGACCATAAAGAATTTATCAAAATTAAAGAAGCATATGAAGTACTAAGCGACCCGCAAAGACGTCAACAATACGATAACCCACAACCACAGTTTAATCAACACAGAGGCGGCTTTGGTTATGATAATGTAAATGTAGACATACAAGACATGTTTGGTAATATGTTTAGAAACGGGGCACAAGGCAATCCTTTTCAAAATCCCCCAAAGCGTAACAAAGATATTACTATTGCAGCAAAAATAGAACTTGAAGATGTCCTTAAAGGAAAAAATCTTCTTGCTAGTTATGCATTACGAAGTGGTAAAAAAGAAACAGTTGATATAGAAATACCAGCAGGAATACGAGACGGAGATGTTATAAGATACAGTGGTTTAGGTGATGACATATTACATATGCAACGAGGCGACTTGCATGTTAAAGTACAAATTGTAAAACATAAACACTGGGTTAGGGAAGGTATGCATCTTTATAGAGAATATAAAGTAAATGCACTTGACTTAATTGTAGGAACCTGTATAATAGTAGACACAATAGACGGAAGACAACTAAATTTAACAGTACCGGCAGGTACTCAATCAAATGGAAGGTTTAATATTGCACAGTACGGATTACCGGATAGACAGAGCGGTACTAGGGGCAATGCATACATAATAGTAAATGCTACTATACCTAAAATAAACGATCCAGACGTATTAGAAAGCATAAGGAATATAAGAAATAATGAAACTAATTAAATCACCAAATGCCTGGCTACAAAAAGTTGTAGATCCATTTGACTTTGATAAATTTGATGCTAAAGAAGTATCAGAAAATATGATTGCCTTAATGGCCGAAGAAGGTGGAATAGGTCTAAGTGCAAACCAAGTAGGACTAAACGGACAAATCTTTGTAATGAAGCCTCATTTACTTGAAGACAATAGTCCACTTACAGTAATTAATCCTATAATTGATAAAGTTAGTGTTAATACTGAGATAATGCCAGAAGGATGTTTGAGTCATCCAGACTTATTTTTAAAAGTTCCAAGACCTAAAGGGTTAGTTGTAAAATTTCTTGACATTAGTGCAAAAGAGTGTATAATGGAATTGTATGATTTAGATGCTAGATGCTTTCTACATGAATACGATCACCTACAAGGAATAGAATTTACAAATCGAGTATCAAGACTAAAACTGGATATGGCAAAGAAGAAACAAACTAAAATTAGGAAAACTATAAATGGTTGAACCAAGCAAAGAACTACAACTAGTATTTGAAAAAGCAATTAACGATGCTAGAAAATTATCACACGAGTATGTTACTGTTGAGCATATTTTGTTTGCAATGTTATGCGAAGAAAATTTTGAAAATGTAATCAAAGGTTACGGTGCTGATCCTGCTTTCTTAAAAAGTAATCTGGAGAATCATTTAAAAACAGCACTAGATGATATTAAAACTACTGAGCCTATGAAGCCTAAGAAGACACAGGCTGTAGAACGTGTATTAAACAGAGCATTTACACAAGTGTTGTTTAGTGGTCGTAGTAACATTGATCTAAGTGATGTGTTTATTAGTATCCTAAGTGAGAAAAAGTCTGTTGCAACATATTGGATTGAAAAAGGCGGAATCACTAAGGACAGATTTGCTGACTATGTTTCTACCGAGTTAGAAGAAGACTTTGAAGATGAAGAATTAAGCGGAGCTGCTGCTAAAGCACTACGTTCGTTTACTACTAACCTTAATGAAGAAGTACACAAAGATAAAATTGATCCAATTATTGGTCGAAGTGAAGAACTAGATAGTATTGCACTAGCATTAGGTCGCCGATCAAAGAACAATGTATTACTTGTAGGTGATCCAGGTGTTGGTAAAACAGCAATCGCCGAAGGTTTAGCATACAAAATTGTTAACGATGATGTACCGGAGTTCCTTAAAGATTACGAAGTATACAATCTAGACATTGGCAGTATGTTAGCAGGTAGTAAGTACCGTGGAGACTTTGAAGAACGACTAAAACTAGTTCTTAAAGGCCTACAAAAGAAAGGCAAAACTGTAATGTTTATCGACGAAGCACATATGATGCAAGGTGCTGGCGCTGGTGGACAAGAAAAATCAAATGATTTAGCAAACATGTTAAAGCCTGCATTAGCTAAAGGCAACTTAAAAGTAGTTGCATCAACTACATGGGAAGAATATCGCAAGAGCTTTGAAAAGGATCGTGCATTAATGCGTAGGTTCCAACGTGTAACAGTTGATGAACCAAGTAACGAAACAGCAAAAGATATTCTACGTGGTATTAAGAAGTACTATGAGGACTATCACCAGACTGTAATTACAGAGCAAGCAATTGAAGCGGCTGTAAAACTAAGTGTTAAGTATCAAACTGATAAAAAGTTACCTGATAAAGCAATTGACTTAATTGATGTTGCATGCTCGCGATTTAACTTAAAAGATCCGGACGTAGAAAAACTAGTTACTGAAGAAGAAATACAATTTGAACTTGCAAAAATGGTTAATATGCCAGTTGAAAATATTGCTGAAAAAGAAACAAGTAACCTTGCACATCTTGAAAAGAATATGAAGAAAGATGTTTACGGTCAAGACTCGGCAATTGAAGGCATCGTAGACAAAATCTTAGTTGCACAAGCAGGACTTAAGGCAGAAGATAAGCCCATTGGTAGCTTTATCTTTATGGGGCCAACAGGCACTGGTAAAACAGAGACAGCAAAATCACTTGCTGAACAACTAGGTGTACAACTTGTAAGATTTGATATGAGTGAATTCCAAGAAAAACATAGTATTTCTAAACTAATTGGTTCGCCTCCAGGATATGTAGGGTTCGATGACGATGCAGGACAGTTAATTACAAGACTTCAAGAGAATCCTAATTGTGTATTGCTACTAGACGAAATTGAAAAAGCACATCCTGACGTATCACAGATATTATTACAGTTAATGGACAACGGTAAAGTAACAGGATCTAATAGTAAAGAAGCAGATGCACGTAATTGTGTATTAATTCTTACAACTAATCTTGGTGCTAGTGATGCAGAGAAAAACTTAATTGGATTTAATGACGAGTTTGAACTAGAATATGAAGACAAAGCACTTAAAAAGTTCTTTGCTCCAGAGTTTAGAAACAGACTTGATGCAACTATTATCTTTAAGAAACTTGGTAAGCCTGTAATGTTAAAAATTGTTGGTAAGTTCCTTGTTGAACTTAAAAATATGGTCAAAGATAAAGGTGTTAAGATTGACATATCAGCTGAAGCATTAGATTACTTAGTTGACAAAGGCTTTGATCCTAAAATGGGTGCAAGACCTTTAGCTCGAGTAATTGATAATGAAATTAAACGTCCGTTATCACGTGAACTGTTATTTGGCAATCTTAAAACAGGCGGAACTGTTACTATTAATTTAACTGAAGACTCTAACAGTTTAGAACTAAATTGTGTAGGGGAAGCCCTTGTTGAATTATGAAACAAAATCACTGTTTTATAATGAATACCTCTACAAGTTAGTTGTTAAAAATTATCTGGCCTGCATTTTTAGAGATAAGAATTTAAACAATGCTCGTAATGAGTTAGACAGGATGCAGACTCAGTTAGATGATGACAAATTTATCAGACGTTCCATTGGTATTAGAGATACGTTTGTAAGCCAAGATGATTTTAATAGCTCAAAAATAATTCTAAATTTGTTTTCTTCTTTTAATCAAGAGGATTACAAACTTAGAATTGAAATGGGAACTATGAATGTTTATACTAATAGTAAAGCTGTCATTAATGCATTATTATCTCGCATATGTGTTGAAGAGTTCTGGGAACCAAACAAAAAGTACCTATCTAAATTAGATAAAAATGTTATTCTTGTAGATCATGCTAGTAAGTTTGACTATAGAGTTACTTTTAATCAACGTTTTATTGACCAAAACTTTTACAAATGGGTACAAAAGAACTCTGACAAAGTAAAAATAGGACGTATTGCTTTAGAGGCCGTAGAAGGCGGTTATGCTCCTGGCTTATACTTTTATACTAGAGACGAAAAGATATTACAACTAGTAAGTTTGTTGATAGGACACAATTTTCAGAGTGTACAAAGAATTGTTAGTACACAAGATCTAGATAAATAACTATATGCAGAACAATAGCGAAACAATTTTAACAGCAAATACACACCCAGGAGGCGGTACCACTGAGACTGTCACCGGTGAAAAATTCAAAGGAGACGGGTACTACGGACGTAGTGACGGCCTTCATACAGTACAAGTAGACCTAACAGGGTTTATTGGGAAAGTAGCTATGCAAGGAACACTTGCAACTAACCCAGTAGAAGCTGACTGGTTTACTTTAGTTTTAGACTCCGGTAAACAAAGTGTTGACACTACTGGGTTAGTTGCAACTCAAAGCATTACTTCTGTAGAATATACTAGTGCTACTACTAATAATAAAAACTATAATTTTACTGGAAACTATGTTTGGGTAAGAACATACGTTAGTAATTGGACTGACGGCACAGTTAACAGTATAAGACTAAATCATTAAGGGCGTAATAGATGGCAAAGCAAACGATAAATTTAGGAACAGGCGAATTAACCGGAGACGGTGAAAGCATACGTTCAGCCCTTGATAAAGTTAATGATAACTTTGACGAAGTTTATGTTGGTCTAAGTGAATTACAACCATTATTTGCATATGCGTTCGACGGCGACTACAATAGCTTAACTAATAAACCAACTATCCCAACTGATTATGGTGACCATAGTACACAAGGTTATTTGACAAGTTATACAGAAACAGATCCAATTGTTGGTGCAGTTACAGGAATAGTAAAAGCAGATGGTGCCGGGAACATAAGTGCAGCAGTAGCAGGAACAGATTATCTAACAACTGTTGCGTTTGCTGATGTAACAAGTACACCAACAACAGTAGCAGGTTACGGAATTACTGATGCATTGGCATTGGGTACAAGTAGTACAACAGCACTTGCAGGTGATACAGCATTGTTTAGTGGCGACTATGA